TCAGGTTGATGTCGATTATTCTGCCTTCGATGATGTGCGCACCAACGACCCCCTCTGGTTGACTCCAGGAAGATCTGAACGATGTACGCTCGAGAGGATTGGACTCAGCGTATGTACGTGAAACGATACCCGGCATCGCTCAGTAACTGTACACCGGTACGTCCTTGAGATGTTTAAGTCCTAACTGTGGTGCGTGACGTGCAGTCAAACCGAATTCCGCACCGTAGGCAGCCCCAGGAATAGGATGCAGACCGTGAATATTGGAGATGGCTCCAGTAGCAGCTGCTTCCTGTAAGGTCTGACGTAGACGTGAGTGCATGAGCTTGGCCAACCAGTCTTCTTGTACAGACAAGGGCAGCATGTCCACACCCTGAAGAACTGGTGTGTGCTGTACCGGTTTTCTGCCCTTCTGCATGAGCGTGGTGTTGAGAGAACGCATCTGAGAATGAGGCTGGAACTCTCCCCTTAGTATGCCTGGTGCATCACCAGGATCGATCACCTTGGTCAGATTGCTCATCGCTTTAACTACGGTTTCGACGTGTGTCTTACGGACGCCTTCCTTGCCGTAGATATCATGCAGCTCATTCACGAGGAAGTTCTGCACCTTCTCCATGTTGCCAGTTGCTCTATACAGATGATGTGGATTGATCACCGTACGGTTAGGGTCTGACAGTGATTGGCCTGCTTCGACTCTAGTACCAACCTTCGGTGGCATCCACGGAACGTACGTAGGTGATTTAGTTTGATGTGGCAGCGCTTCATAGAGCGGCATACCAGATCGATCCTTGCCAACGTGATGAGCTTGTCCGCTGATCCAGATCTTCAAACCGGTTGGATCTGACTCCACCTTCTCTACGGTACCGCTCTTCATGGCAAGCGTCGCAGAATCAGGGATATCCTTCGGCAATCTGGTGAGCTGCTCAATGCGACCGAACTGATTGATGAGCTTGCTACCACCCACGGATTGAACACCACCGGTGTGAAATGCCTTCAAGGTGAGCTGCATGGAGCGTTCACCAAGAGATTGTGCGCTGAGAATGCCAAGGTTGGTGCCCACTGGATACGATCTACCAGAGGGGCTCAGGCCAGCGCACTTCTGACACAACCCCTTACCGTGCTCGCACTTGAGTGGGCTTCTCACGACGATCTGGGCGCTCTTGTCGGCTGTTCGGATCTTGGCCACGATGTCGGGTGAGAGCAGAGTGCCAGCCTTGAATGCAACATTCTTAGCTGAGAAGTCCCTCACCAATTCACGATCATGCACATCGGAGTCTCCGACGTTCATGGCCACGCCACGTGATGTTCCGCAGTCGTGGTCAACGACTACCAAGTTCATGGAACTGGCGATGAGTTGTTTAGACAGATAACCAGGATCTCTAACTTCCTGAACCTTCATCACAGAGCCACGACGAGCTCCGCTCATCTGAGTCCAGTAACCAGCTACGTCCAAGCCTTCCGAGTAGCTCTGTTTGATGGGTGTTGGTACGAGTTTACCGCTTGCATCCTGGACTAGAACTGGAGCTAAAACGAGCTGCTTGTACTGATTGAAGTCCGGCTTCACGCCAGCGAAGCTCATAAGGGCCAGATTGTTCGGGCGCTTCATGATCTTGGTCTTGTGTGTGTCCTCGATCTCCTTCGCTGCATTGAGCCACACATCAACCGAACGTCTGTCGATCTCTGCCTTTGGCATCTTCATCGTCCGAATCTCGTCTACCTTGCCCTGGGCCCTATTCAGGATTGGATCTCTAGTTGACTTATCCGGCGTGAAGTCATCGAGTGACAGACTGTGAGTGCCAGTTAGAATGTACTGAATACGCTCCTTCGGTTTCTCCTTGGCGAAAATGGCGGTAGGGCCCTGATGGTCTGGGTGTGGGATGGCCACAGCTCCATAGGACGCGCCGTTACCAATATCCTTCAAGCGGTTTGACACAGTGCCAAATTCACCTGAGTGATTCTTAGCCAACGTATGGAAGAGCTTATCGAGCTCCTTCTTGTCGATAGGAATCTTGCCAGAGAGCAGGTCCTTCCTCATGGAGGGAGGCACTGCATCAGAGAGCATGATCCTTCCAGGTGTGGTCTTCAGACCAGCAACGAGTACAGGATCGTTAACTCCAATCTTTTTCTGTTGCACGGCTTTAAGTGCATCGGCGTAAGTCTGAAAGGTCTTCGCAGTACCTTCTTTCACCAGGGACAGCTTGTAGAGACCAAGTGCGCTCTCGAGCGTAGGCTGATATGCAACCTTACCCGTCGCCTCGTTGAAGAGGTTGTTCGATGGAAACATCTTGTGCGCCTCTTCAACAGCTTCTCTGGATACTGGGACATAGGCACTCATTGTATCGCCGTCGAAATCGGCATTGAAGCCACTAGTCACTAGCGGGTGAATTTGAATGGCTCTACCCCTGACGAGCTTAGGCTTGAACGCCTGAACTGAATGCTTGTGAAGTGCTGGGTCTCGTTTGATGAGTACAGGGCGCTCTTGCACCACGTATTCAAGAGCACGCCTCGAAGAAGGGTCTTTCTTACGAATCATGTCCTGAGCTTCGAGTGGGTTATTCGCGGCTCCGATGTCCACCATCTTCTTGACCACGAACGGCCGGTAGAGTGAGAGCGCTTTCTCTTCTGGTAACCCAACCTCATCTAAGCCCAGCGCTGGTTCAGGAGAGATGACCGAACGCATGGTCAAGTCCTGACGTCTATTCATCAGCGTCTTCTGGAAGAAGCCGTGCTTCGGCTGAGAGCCATGAATCTGATGTAGGACGCCCTTGAACCCATCGTCCTGCATCGTAGTTGTACCCATAATGGCTTTGAGGCCGTCGTACATGTCTCGGCGAAGAGACTTCTTGGCATCGTCTGTGAGCTGTTTAGAGATGATCGGGCTCTTGAGTTGTTCGTTGACCTGGGCGAAGCCGGAGTAAAGACCGTTCAAGTCGGCCCAACGAATGTTGCCGTCTGGCAACACAGAGGCTGGACGCATCACAGGCGGAATGATGGGTAAGTTTTTGAGTACGTAGGCATCGTCTGCCGACATACCTGCATGATCGAGGGCCCTCAGGTACTTCACTCTCTTCAGAAGCTTGTCAACCTTGGGAGTAGCGACACCAAATGCGGAGGTCTTGGGGATCGTTATGTCTCTGAGTTCTTTCTCAGATTGCTTGAGCTCACTCGAAACATCGATCCTCTTGAGCATCTGTTGTATTGCAGTACCACCAGTGGCAGTGCCCGCAGTGCCAAGTGGCACCAACTTGCCTGCTCTATCAACGGCCTGGTGACCCTCGACGATGGAGGTGTACTCCTTGCTGTTCAATCCAAGCACTTTTTGGATAGCGCCTTCGAAGACGGGATTCGGCATTGGCTCTGCCAGACTCATGTGAGTCCACTTCTTGCCACCGTGCCCACCCGTCAGGTCGTTATCGAACAAGCCTCCTCGAATCGGTTTCGGATCTCCATCCTTGTCCACCTTTGGATACGTGAGACCCGTCGGATTTGGCAACTCGCCTTTGCTCATGGCGAGGATCTGCCTGTTCGTCATAGGTAGAAGCTGGAACGTGTGCCCCTTCTTCTCGATGTTGATACCGGCGGACCGAAGCATGTCCGTGAACTTCTGGAAGGAGAACGAGTGCCTAGGCACGGGCAAAGGGGCGCCGGTCTGAATCGCATTCCAAACATCGTTGTGCTGACTCGACCAGCGTTTGGCTTCACTTGCCTGTGGGTCTGGTCCTTCACTCTTCCACGTCTGCATCTCACGGATGTTGGCTCGAGCTCCATGTGCCAAGAGTGCATTCATACCGAGGTACCCGATGGATTGACCACCAGTCTTGGCTCCACCAGACGGCATCAGATTCAGGTCGTACGCCTCAAGAGCAGCTTCTGAACCAGGTAACCCCATACCTGCACGAACGGAGATCTTCTTGTCGACCTGATGTGAGAGCTTGAGGATGTACTGCGGACCAACCAGTGCTTTGCCGATGGAGACTCCGATCTCTGGATCTATCAGTTCTTCCGTATCACTAATGCCGTGCTTCTTCAGATCTGACTTGACCCGACTGAGAGTGTCTTCACGACTGAAGTTGTCGACGATGTAAGGCTTACCAGTCTTCTCGGCGATCTTCGCGGCAGCGGTCTCGAAGACCTGACCAACGTTCATGCGGCCGGGCACACCGGAAGGGTTCAGTACCACCTCCACTGTTTTACCGCCCTTGGTCTTCGGCATCTGATCATCAGGCAAGATCATTGTGCAGTTACCACTCCAAACCGGAATGCCATTCCTGCGCACGTAGATGATGTGATTGGGGACCTCAACGCAATACACTGAACCGGAGTAATCAATCCACTCCTCGCTGCGAGATGAGTACCTACCATCCTTCGTTGTGTAAACCTCATCCTTCATTGTCCAACGCACTATGTACTCGGTAGCCTCTCTATCCTCTCGGTGATGAACCTTTACATTGGCTGACATCCCGAGCTTTAGTGCCAACTCTTGATAGTCATCAGCTAGCTTCACCGACGACGTAAACAGTTCATACCTGGTGTGATTGTCTTTTTCTCTGAAGTAGACTCCACCGTCACCGGCAAATAGTGAGTCAGCCATAACTCTAAGCTGCCTAGGTGTCGCCTCCAAAAACGGCCGATGTATGAACTTGGTGTGGGAGTTGCCGAATTGGCGTAACCAACTATGCAAGCGCGGATCAGAAATAGTCAAAACATCCGGGGCGCAGCTGGGTTCGTACCCAAGGCGGACAAGCACCTGCCGGATTGCCTCATAGGTCTCAGGGTTCTTAGACTTCCTCTGAGCGATCCTGATATGAGTCGTTCCACTCAAGCACCCCTCAGTAATCCAGTACCCAAAGAACTCTAGGAAGTCGTCAGCGTCGTATGCCTTCGCCTCGCAGAACTCATAATGATCCTTCGACCCGGGGCGCCGGGGCCTGCCTGGAATCACGACCTCAGTTAATTCACTACCAATCCACACACCTGTGCGAAGATGTATACGCTGATGACCAAAGCACTCCTGTGCAGCTTCTAGTCTGTACTCGGAGTCTCTAGCCGCACGTACATACAACTTGTGTTCCGGCGTAGTCATCAAGTCCAAGCGTCGTCCTCGGAAGCGATACATTTTTCCCGAGTACTCATAGGTGGTACGACAGGTAGGAGTCTGATACATTATTCGTCGTGTGGTGTGCTCGAGAGTACAGACCTCGTCCAGCACTGACAGTTCGTAGAAGTACTTCCACCCCGACCAGGTAAGTACTTGCGTCTCCCGATCGAAGCAGATCCCCTTGTTGCCGTAGCGACCGGCCAACTTGTCACCCACCTGCATGGGCTCGAGAGTCCTGACGTGGACAGTGACTTCGTTGCCTTTCTTGTGTACGCCAACGACCTCACCGGGATGATCTGAGTCCCACCTCAAACTTGCATCGGTGTGTACACCAGACAGACTTCTTCTGACGGCGCCGTAGCCCATCTTGTCCTTCAAGAGGTAGGGCTTCATGGCGACGATCAGTGGATCTCCAGACAGTACCTTCTGCCCGACCTTCACCACACCGTCGGAACCAACCTTGGTGTACTGATCTTTCTTGAACGCCTCTGGGTGTTGAACGACGAAGCGCCTAGTATCTGTGACCATGCCCTCGTCCAGCCTCATGCTCGGCTTGTGCATGTGGGTACTGGCAAGCTTCTTTGCAGCACTATCACTGATGACGACACCGTCCTCGAAGTTGTAACCCTTGAAGGGGACATACGCTGTGTGAAGGTTCACACCCAGCGCCAACCGTCCACCCTTAGTGAAGTTGGTATCAGCAACACTCTGACCTCGCTTCACACGATCTCCCACTTTCACTGTGGGATTCGAATCAATGAAGCTCTTGGCGTCATTCAAGGGGAAGTTGTTGTAGAGCTGAACTTCCCGTTTCTTACCATCGTCACCCTGCACAATAACGGCATCCTTGTTAACGGCAACGATACGTCCATTAAATGGAGAGACGTGACCGGACTGTCTGCCGAGGATCTCCTCGAACGTGCCCAAGCCTTCAATCTTTGAACCTGTACCCACCTGCACGAGTGGAGCTTCACGATCTTTGAGAGAGATGGCTTGCTCTATCTGACTCGCGGCGTAGGTAGCACGGTTGCCTGAAGTGTTAGCGAGGAAGGGGATCAGGTTGCTCGTAACACTGAAGAGCTGACTTGGGTGACGCATCACGTATTGAGCGTCTCTGAAATTGCCTTCGCCGAGCTCGTTGTTCTCGAGACTCATCCGTACCTTCTGGCCAACAGGTACTGGCTTGCTGTCCTTCCAATCGACCTGATCGGGTAGAACGACCTTGGAATTCATGAACGTACCCGGCCCTACGAACTCCACCTTTCCAGTCTTGATGTTGTAAAGAGGGATCTTGGGCTCTCTGCCGAACTTCTTGAGACCTAGTGGTAGACGAAGAACGATACCGGTCTTCTCGTTCTCTGGGGTCTTTACTGGATCGAGAAACCCAAGATGGCTGGGATTCACGAACTTCTGCTCATCCGTAATCGTATTGATGCTCTTGATTCCACCAGGCCCCATGATGGTGGTCTGCTGTGCTGTCGATAGCATCTCGACCGGGTTGATTTGGTACGGAATCTGAGCAGCGCTGTTCTTGTAGAACGTCTGCCTCACCGGCTCATTGAACATATCGAACTTAATGACGTCCCGTACGGACGAAGCCGTGTTGATCTTGCGAGAGATCTTGTCTCGCACGGAGCGCATCATGAGCGGAGCAGAGAGCTTGTCGTGAGCGAAGTCACCGGCAGTCCTCAAATCCTTGAACATGAGGCTGTCTCGATCATCCTCAGGGTCTCCAGCCTGGACCTTCAAGATCTTGGTGGTCGCTCTACGAAATACCTCACCATCAATGTTCGAAAGTGGTTTGCCTAATGTTAGAGCCGTTGATTCAGGCCTGAGCTCAGATTTCTGCATCGTCTCATAGAAGTAGCGCTCTGCCTCTTCACGAGACGCTGGCGGCTTCCTGTTGTCAGTACGGTAGAAACGATCCAGTGCCGTAGAAGCACCTCTGGCGTTTCTGTTGGCTACAAGTATTTCCTTCCCCCACTCTCGCTCTAGCGTGTCGTCATCCACGCCCAGAGTCTTCATGAGTGGGTAGATGGGGATCATCTTCGACTTGCCACGCTCCATAGTAAAGAGCTTGGTGGTTGGGTCGAAGTTCAACTTGAACGTCGTCTGGTTCGGAACGTTGAAGTGAGCCTCGAGCTCCCCTGTCTGCTTACGCCGCGTGTACACACCTGGCTTGAGCTGCCACTGGTTGTCGATCTGGTACTCCTGACCATCGATGATGTGTGAGTACCGTCGAGTGATCAGAGGAATCTCGGCAATCCTAACCTTCTTGGAATCGAGCGTCTTGCCAGTGGCCTTGTCTACCAATCGCAGTTGAGCTGCGACCGGTACCGCCCAGGTCTGCCCGAGCACCTTGGCCTTGTGCTGAGAACGGATGTCATCGGAGTCGATGTCCTTATCCTGCACCTCCAGCCCTTCGAGTTTGAGGATCTTGTCCCTGCCCTCAATCTTACCGTCTGGAAAATGCGTTCGGATGCCCTCGAGAATGCGGTCTCGAAAGTCCTGGAAGGCAGAGATGTGGTCGAGGTTCGCCACGGGTCGATTCTATCCTAGCTCGGTTGTTGGAAGAACGAGAGGTTGACGGGGATAAGAGCCATGAGAGCCCAATCAATCCAAGAAGGAAGGTTCATGGGACCAGGAGACAACGAAGAGTACGAGAATTCTGGAGAAGCCTTCGAGGCTGACATTGATCGTCTCTATGGAGAAGACGAGGCTGAGAAGAACGAAGAGGATAAGGCCAAGGAGTAGTGCAGATTTTTCTCCTGGCGTTCATCGCAGGGTTCCTAGATGGAATACTGCTTTGGGTCAGGGAAAAAATTGCAAAGGAGCAAAGGGAAAAGCATGCTGCTCAACCCTTACCACGTGACCAGCCTACAAGTGGTCCCGGGTACTAGGATGCTTCAGGAGCACCTCGGCCTGGCTGGTTATCAGCTGATCGATACAGATGACTACAATCGCGTCTGGACAGTTCAGGGACTTTACACCCCTGTAGGTAGAAAGCTCGGCGGAGTTCGAATCAAGCTCGTCGACAACAAGGGGTTCATCACTTTCTGCAACCAGAGAGACTTCGAGGTGCTCATCGGTATGGCTCGACCAGGAGACTGGTGTCTATGGGCCAACCAGGAGTACGCCGGTCTGGGGCAGGATGAATGGTTCGGTTTCTGTATGGATACCTTGGACCTCTGCGACGACTTTCACGAACGAGAACTCGAGCTATTAGGTGAATACAACCACGGAGGCGTCGCTGACTGGTGCTCGGTGAACATCGAGCGGCGCCTCCACCTAGAAAAACGTTCCGACGTAGAGGACTACTGGATACCCAGTCTCTCACCCACTGAAGGCTCAATCTACAACAAGTGGATCCGGGTGCACAGAAACAGAGTGGAATGGAAAAAGTTGATGTAGACGACCATTCGCGCAGACTCTACTACAAGTGTGGTGAGTTATGTGCACGGTGTGGTGACACGCTCATCTACACCGAAGAGGTCTACATGCTCACTGTCGTCAGAGCGGTGGTCTCAGTGGAAGGTATCTTCTACGAGGCCGTCGTCTCTGACGATGGCGACTACCTGTACGAACCTCGTTTCATGTCCCAGGAATGCTGGGAACACGTCGAAGAGGAGATCCGTGAATCGACAATGGACGAGCCTCCGATCGAAGATCCTAAAGCGATTTTGGAGTGTGCTGTCTGTGAAGGCGGCATAAGGAACGGTGAGCTGCTATCTCTCGCCACGTTTGGGGAGATCCACCAATCCAACCGTAACCCAGATGGCGAATCAAACAAGACGTTCGATACCTACGACTCAAACCCAAACATCGTCTGTATCCCCTGCCTGCATGTGATGAACAACGACATCTGCAGCATCTGGGACGGTCAAGTCCAGAATGGCAACGAGTGCCAACAGGGAACGAAAGCAAGATGCTGGCGCTATGGATGTCCTGGGGTCTACAGCTGCCAGCTGTACATGAATAACTTACTACTCCTGCAGGAAAAGGAAGCTCACTGAAAAATGGCAGACAACGAAGAGACAGCTGTCGAAGAAGAAGTCGACTACGCCGAAGAACATTTCGCCGACATCATCAGCGCGTCGGTGATGGTTCCCTTGGGTGATCCACTAGTACCGGGTTGCCGCTACGGATTGAAGTCCATCTTCTGGGGACCGAGCGGTATCGGCAAGAGCGAGCAGGTTCACCAAGGCGCAGCCAAGGTTGGCCTACAAGCGAGGGTGCTAGTACCAGGCCAACGCCAACCAGAAGACTTTAGCGGTGTACCCGTAGCGGATGCCAATGGAAATCTCAAAGTGGAGTGCATTCTGGGAGCGGTCCGTGAACTCAACAGCTTAGGCAAGGGCATCCTGTTTATCGACGAGGCGAGCACCGCACCACCAGCCGTTCAGGGTGCCATGCTCACCATGATCAACGACGGTGTAGTTGGAGACACCAAACTAGAGCCTGGCGTCAGAATCTTACTGGCTGCCAACCCACCCGAGATGAGTGCCGGTGGATGGTCTTTCGAGCCTCCGATGGCAAACCGCCTGGCTCACTTCTACGTGAAGTGCCCACCGGTAGATCAGTGGATTCACTGGCTGATGGGGGAGGGAGACGAAGACATCACACCGATCGATTCCGTCGAGACGAAGCTCAAGCAGAACTGGAACGAGAAGTGGTCCCACGTGAAGGGGATGCTGGCCGGGTTCATGAAGAGTACGGGCGACGAAATGCTGCATGACCAGCCGAAGTCGACGGACCCAAAGAGCGGCTACGCCTGGCGCTCACCCAGGACCTGGTATCTGGCAGGTAAGGCAGAGGCCACCATTCGTGCTCTCGGTATGAAAGAGGAGCTCCGCTACCTCTTCGTTGCAGCTTGTGTAGGCAAAGGTGCTGCCACCGAGTGGGCAGAGTACATCGCTAGTGCAGATCTACCAGATCCGGAGACAGTGCTCACCAAAGGCTGGAAGATCGACGAGACCCGCCTGGACAAAGTGATTGCCGTCAACACTTCCGTCATCTCGTACGTAAAAGGCATCAAGGAAAAACAGAAGCAGTACGACATGGCTGCTCTGGCTTGGAACTATCTCGGCCGTGTGGTCCAGACAGGGCTCGCAGACACCGCAGTCGATCCCGGAGACGAGCTCGTCAGGGCACGACTCAGCAGGAAGGGCGTGCCCGATCACGTGAAGAAGGCTGCGGAGCCAGTGATCTTCGAAATCGCAAAGAACCCAGCGAGTAAGTATGCAAGAGAAGACCCCTGACAAGTCTATAGAGCAATGCAAACGGGCCCTGGCTGAAACCAGGGCCTACATGCGCCGGCATGCTCCCTATATCTCGAAGACCCTATATGGATTGGCTCCATACTTCATGAAGGGACTCGGCACTCTGGGTGTAACAGAGCACATGAGTCTCATCATTGACCCAGAGTGGTTCATTACCATGCAGGTCAACATGCGAGCTGGTTGTCTCATGCATGAGTGCATGCACATCATCCGCAACATGGATCGAATGAAGGCGTTGCCAGATCAAGAGATCGCCAACATAGCTTTCGACCTGCCCATCAACACCGACCTTCGTCGTGTGGTTCACAAAGAGAAGAAACCCACAGGTGAAGAAATCGAGATTCTAACTTGGGATCTACCAAGCTGGAGCTGCTACCCAGAGAAGTTCGGGTTTCCTGAAGGGCACACCGGTGAGCAGTACTACTACATGCTGCAGAAACAGATAAAGGCCAAGCAGGAGAGCAACGAGAAAGGTTCGGGCAAGGGATCTGGTGGCAAAGACAGCGACCACAAAGGCAAGGGCGTAGGCGGAGGCAAATGTGGCAGTTGCGCCGGCAACCCAATCGACGTCGCTATCGAAAAGGTAGCTGACGAAACAGTGGGCAGAGCAAAGATAGACGTTCAGAGAATCCAGCGGGCTACAGCCAAGGACATACAGAGTGCACTCAGAGCTCCTGGTGGCCGAGGCACTGTGCCCTCCTCTCTACATGACGTGCTCGAGTTCACTGGACAGGAGAAGCCACTCGTACCGTGGCGACAGGTGATGAGCCACATCATCCGAAAGACCACCGGACGAATCGTTGCAGGACGTAGCGATTACTCACTGTCCCGACCATCAAAGCGATCCTACTGCCGCAGGATCTTGAGACCAGGTCTGGTAGACCGAAAGGTCGTCGTGATGTTCATCGAGGATAGCTCCGGTTCGATGGGCAAAGAGCAACTGAAACAGGTACGGATCGAAGCCTCCGGAATCATGAAACAGCTCGGGATCGAAGAAGCGTGGTTCATGGACGCAGACGCCGCAGTCTCAATATCTCCTAGTCGTGTGAGGATGCGCGACATGAAGCTACTTCCAGTTCACGGACGCGGTGGCACGAACTTCATACCGGCAATCGAAACAGCTCAGAAGTTCAAACCGAGACCGGATATCGTCGTCTATCTCACAGACGGGGATGGAACAGCACCACCAGTGCCTCCTCGAGAATTCGAGGTCATCTGGTGCATCGTGCCCACACCCTACGGCAGGAAGCCGGCGAACTGGGGACATCTAGTCGTCTGCAGCGACGACCAGACATTGAGGGAGCCCTACAACGTGGCTGCATGAAGAGGCGTGTGCCTCTTCTTTAGCCCTCAGACGAGCTGAGCTTGTCTGCGTGCTGGCAACTTGTCCGGCATCGGGCGCATATCGATACCCATGTGCGCTGGCTGTGCTTCCATTTGACTGATCAGCTGCATCACGAGTTGAGCCAGCTCTGGGCTCTGCGACTGAAGATTCTGAATGGCCATCTGCTGACTCTCTGGAGAGAGATTCTTGATCTGCTGAGCCAAGCTCTGAGCAAGCTGGGTTAAATCTACACCCTGCGCTTCTGGTTGTGGTTGCTGACCAGCGCCAGCCAAGCTGTCTGCTGCAGGAGACACTCCCATTTGCTGGCCCCTATTGATTGGGCTCTGGAGCTCTGCGGGCATACCAACTGGCATCTGATCTCCAGGCTCACCAGGAGCAACTGGTCCAGTTTGAGCTTCCATCATCACCTGCTGCGCTTTGGCTTGAGACTTGGCCATGATGAGCTGAGCTTCGGCCTGCACCTCGGCCATGGCGAGCTGCTCTTTCTTTGTGCTCTCGATCCGCTTGCTCATCTCCCGCAGACGGATGTCATCTTCTTCAGACTGGCTCAGGTCTGTATCCTGGAGCAGAGTGGTGTCGCTGATCTTGCCAGCCTGATTGAGCTGGAAGAGGTAAGCCTTCCTCTGTAGATCATCAGCCATCTTAAATGGCTTGAATCGAATGCTTGCTTCTGGCCACTCCATGAAACCAGCAACCATCTTCATGGTCCAACGAGCCATCTGCTTGTGCCGCAAGATGAACCCAAGGAACTGGTTCTCGAGCATGCGCATAGAGACGTTGGTACCAGCGTAGGACATGCCACCCAACAGGAACTCTCGTGGCACACCCATACCAACCATGATCTGTTCACTCCACTGCTGAATCTCTTGGCTCAGCATAAGAGCACGACCGTCACCACCGATGGTCTGGTTTCCTATGGGGAGTGGAAGGATGGGAATGTAATTGTTGTCATGCCGCCAACGGGCGATCTCTGAAGCGATCTGATCTCTCCAGTCGACCAAATTGACAGTGACGTAGGGATCAGAAGAACCAGAACCAGCCTGTGGAAATAGAATCCTGAGAGGGACGATGTGCTCTGCAAGGATTGCTTCCTGCGCCTTCTTCATCATCTGCAGATAGAAGACATCCTTCAATACAGGCAGCGCCATCGGGATGCCCCAACCTCTATCTTGCTGAGCAAGCGTTGGCCTTTTTAGGTGAAAGAAGTTCTGCTTCGAGAAGACCACACCCTTCTGTTGTCTGAGAGCTTGGATGAAAACCTGTGGTGTCGACTCGACCACATCCTTCTTACCAATTACAATATCGTTCCTGACAGTCGGAGGGATCGTATAAAAGTATGTGCTCTCACCCGTAACATCGTTGTAGGTAACCTCGACGTGCTCACAATTCCAACGAATGAGCTTCACTCCACTGGCATTCTTGAGGTACTTGTCTTCAGCCCAGGCGTCGCCAATGACACCGCACCCTGGACAGGTGAGACGGAATGTATGGTTCGTGAAGATCCACCGATGTCGAATCTTCTGTGCCTGTTCAGAAAACCCACAGCTCTGACAGTGAAGGTACTTCCTGAACGGAAATCCGATGGAAATCATCGCGTTCCCATAACAATTCCCCGTTAGTACTCCATTGTCTATAGTGAATGTATGCGTCTCCGGTTCTACACAACAGAACACTTCGTCGACAATGCCTGTCTGACGAACCGACCTCACGTGGGCATAAGTACCGTACTCAGTAGGCTTATAGTTGTTCTCGAAATTGGACCGATGGTGTGAGAGTAGAAAATCGTCTGGCTGCATGTACTGTTTGAACAAGGACAAGAAGTACATCTCGCCGCTACCATACTGGCTCTCCCGATAATACCCACGAACAGTACCAGCGACCATACCTAGACGTGCCAACTGAAGTGCAATTACTTCTAGTGTACTGCGCGTAGCCTGAGTCAATACAGTGCAACCCGCTACATCAACAGAACCATCGGCGGCCAAGAACCCACAAAGAAACCCATACCAGTACGAAGCCGTACTTGAGTTATCGGGAATCTTCTTGTACTGGGCAGGCATCCCATGAATTATAATAACGCCACGACTGTCAGTTATTGGAGCAGACCCATGCCCCTCAAAAAACTTCAGCATCTCCTTGTCTTTACGACCGAAGAAGCAAGCACGCGCTTGCTTTCCCTTGTTGTACAAATTTCCATCCCCGAACGTGAACCCATGACGCACACCTTCAAAGAAGTCTCCGTCCTGCTCAGGCCGCTTGGCAACATTCCGTAACAAACGGCGACCCTGAATCTCCGTTGTTGGAAGGTTCAGAGTGTTACCTTCTGATGTGATCGTCGGCCATTGATGTTCCGCCGTAGCAAGAACGGTGCGACCATCACCGAATTCTACTTCCCAAAGCTCCTGCCTTCCAAACGACTTAAACTCTGCCTTTCGGTAGACCCCATTCTTCGAGAGTACCTCTACGGTCTTCCCAACCAAGTCTCGAAGACGGAATACCCCGTCCCTAGTCGTAGTAGTTACGTCTCCATGAAAACAGTGATAGTCAAGCCCACACTCGATCTGAAATGGCCTGTAAGAGAGGTGGTCCTGAAAGTATTCGGTCCAGCGTTTTGCTACCTCAGGATCTTTGTGATCGATGACGATATCCGTGATCGGGTACTCACTCAGCTTGAAGACCGTCGCGTTGATGAGCGGGTTCGTCAAGAAGTAGTACCGACACCACCGGAACATCTGCTTGACCGTGACGGGCAAATAGGTGTGAGCGATGTCGAAGAATGGGGATGGGTAGTTGACTCCCTGAACAGAGCTGCCGTGAATACGGCCACGGGTTTGAGAGAAACGTAGAGCGCTCGAGGGCCCAGCACCGGTTCCGAATGTTCCGCCTACGAAGCTCATGAAATGGCCATGTCAGCAGGTGGCTGTCCCATTGAAGATGCAGTGTAAACGTATTCGACTGGACCTACGCTGCCGCTGTTGTCCAGCGTAGCAGAGGATGAAGAAGGCAACTGGGGTCGTTTCTTAAACTTACGAGCCACGATATCTCCACCTTTACCAGCGTAACGAGCCCCGGCCACCATAGCCGAACCCATGAGCATAGAGCCGAGAAACGGGGTCGGACTCACCATGTAGCC